AGCCAAGAAGACCATTCTGATGTCTTTCATCCTTCATTGCATCAGAGAACATATTATAGTTTACAGTATTCTGAAGCTTCTGAATTGCGGTACGAGTACCAACAAGTAATACATCTTTACCAGTTGCAGCTTTAACAGCTTCAATATGCTCGATAATGTCATCCTTTGTAGCTTCTGAAACGGCTGTTTCAAGAACCATATCAGTAGGGAGAGATTCATCCATAGACATCCAAGCTGTAAAGAGTGCACCATATCTGTACTGCTCAATAGCAGTGTACATCTTGTCAACTAATCCTGCAAAATCAACCTTACCTGTCTGGAACAGAGTAAAGTCGGTATATACTTTAATAGTATACCAAGAAGTCTCGATAGAGAATGACTTACCTGGCTTTACGGACTGTCTTACACTTTAATGTTTAACTTATATTATTCCCCAATATTTAAAAATTTCCAATGATAGCCACCACATGTCTTGCGTTCACCACGGCATACTTTTAATATACCAGAACTGTCTAAGGATAAATCTTTACTTGCTTCAGTGGCATCATTAAATTGTTTATTTAATTCCAAACAAAACACAGGAGTAGTATTCCTTCTAAATGAACGTATACCTTTACTATGTTCACTCATCTTTTTCTTTGATTCTTCGGTATGATGTCTTCCATACATACCATTGTTTTTACCAATTATTTTTTCTTTTATTTCTGGATTTGTCCATTGATTTAATGCATCAATTCGTCTGACTTCTTTTAAATTTGAATGGCAATAAGATTCTTTAATAGAATTACTAAGCTTTTTTCTTGACTCTTTGGATAGTGTATTTTTTATAAATTGACCACCTGATTTTAAATTATAACCGCAATCTCTATCCAAAGTATTATATAGTTCTATATAATAAATTTCCCTCTGATCAAGTTCGTTTATTTCGCAAGTGTCTAATATATAAAAACTAAAACTATCTTCACCATATTTATTCCAAGCTTTTTGTAAATAATCATTATCATGATTTCCGTGATTTAATTCACCTTTATGTCTTCTCCATCTATCATAAATATTTTTAGATTGACCAATATATTTTTTGTTTGTTACGGTATTTTCAATGCAATAAATTCCAGAAATTATTTCATTTTGCATTTACTCATCTCATTTCTGTTATTATTTTGGGAAATAATTTTATAGGGTCGCTACGCCCTGTTGAGTTTAATTGTCCAGATTAAACTCCACTTACTTTCATAAGTAGAACAGACTATATCATCATCCAATAAAGGATGTGTACCATTTCCATTTAAGGGGGTTTCACCCACTCACTTGAGCCGTACTTCTATTGCAGATTTCTCTGCCGATGGAATAGTCGTTGAGCCTTACCTTTCGGTCTTGGTTGCTGATTGCCCATTAAAAAAGAACAGGGGATTTAACCTCGTTCTCATACAAATAATTTTTTCTGCTTTCGCCACATTCACGTTTATACCATTTAAGGTATTGCGTTGTAGTTTATTTGCCTTTAGGGTTTTCCAGCAGTTAGATACATATTTTTTCATACAGCTTACGCTATACGGATACTGTAAGAGTCAATATCATGGTGGTTTCCAGCGAATCTGGATACAGTAAGAAGAGAATTATCATCAACGAAAAACTCATTTGCATCGCCATCGTTGATGTTGATTTCCTCAACATACTCCATAAATCTTGCATTTGCACTAGACCAGCCAGAGTTCATTTTATCTACGATTACATCCTCAATAAGAGTTGCAATTTCCTTATTATGATCTCTCCAAGCCTGTCTACGCTGCATCTTAGTTGCGGTCTTAAAATTAATACCTAATACTTTATCAAACTGATTTCTAAGAATAGTCTGAGTATCTTCTTTAGAATACTTTTCATATACTCTATTGCTTGCATCTAACATAAGTGAGTTAAACTCAAGCATATTTTCATATTTGTTATCAAACTGTGCTACAGTATTTGCAGCAAAACATGTAATATCTCTCATTTATTTATTCCTCCTTCCTTTACGCAATCTGCTTATTCTGTACTACTTCGATACGAACAAGTGTGTAATAAGTTCCAACAGCAAAACTATGAATCTTACCGATAAATCCATAAGTAGAAGCTTCTGGCTTTTCAGCCTGTGCTACCCATGCACCGTTGCCATCGACAACTACATAAGCACCAACTTTTACAGCATCAGTAGAATCATCTGTAAACTGATAAGAAGCGATTGCAAAGATATCTTTATGAACATCTACGTCCTGAATCTGATAAGCCTTTACTGGCTTACCAGCAGCATTTGTGTAGTTATATGCCTGTTTCTGTTCTGTAGTAAGTGCCGTCTTAACATCAGCAGGAGCACCAGTGACAGCAATCTTGTCACCTACACCAGCGATAGTTGCATAAACTTCCTGAAGACCATTACCTGTACTTTCACCGATCTTCAAAGCTACACCGTTATCTACTTCGATCTCATTTTCATTTTCATCACGCACAATTGCGTCGTATAAATTTCCGATATCAGTCGAAGCGAGGCGGCTGCTCTCGAATAATCCATGCAAATTCAAAGATTTGCCTTTTAGATTGGTATATACCATAATTTTTTCCTCCTTAAATTTTTAATACAATAAAAAAGACCATTCAATTAAGAATGATCAGATTCAAATAACTTTTTCTAATCTTGTCCAAGTGAGACGTGTTCCGTCTGACAGCGTTCCTGCGAATTTCCTATTTTCATCTCGAAAATAATTACTGATATTTCCATGATATTTGTTTTGAGCTTCTTTGAAATTGTGAAATATTTCCCCTGTTTCATTACACATTACCAAAGTATTGCGTGGATGATTATATGTTTTAAGCATATGCTGAAAATTTAATTGTTTAATATCTTCAATAGACTCATTAATTACATGATTTTTTGAAGCCATATATAAATATCTTCGTATTGTAGTATCGGACAATTTAAGTTTATCTTGTAACTCGACAATACTTTTTACTCCATTATTCCATTCATTACAAATACGTTTAATTAATGGAGTATTAGCTTCAAGCAAACAATTATCCCAATCAACATTTTCTATGTCAATTATTTTTGATAATTCTGAATTAACAATATTTTTCTTGATATATTCTTCTCTATTATCAAAATTATAATTACAATCAATTCGTATCATGACATATCCATGTTTTTCAGCTTCAATAGTTTTGAATTTATCTCTAGCTTTTGTTTCTTTTAATGTCATTCCAGATAAGTTATTATCAAAATAATGCCATCCACCATCCATTTCAATAATATAATATTTATCATTTATTACAATTTGAAAATCATATTTATATGGTTTGATCCAGTCCGGTGAAAATTGAAAATTATATTCAATATTTAACTGAGATAAAATACTAGACATTAATCTTTCTGGGAAACTTATTCCTGTTCCGCATTTACTACAAGACAATCCATAATTTGCAACATAATAAATTGGAGCATAAATTTCTTCACCACAATCAGGACAAATAAAATACGTTTTTTCATGACTTAATTCTTTGTATTTATGTCCATCTTTTTTATCTTTTAATAAATTATATAATTTTTTGTTTGTTGCATAAATATCATTAACATACGGAATACAATGATGATTCATTTTTGAATAACATACTGGACAATTGCATTGTTTTCTTCCAAAAGCATTGCTAGGAATAATAGTAAATTCGCATCCACAATTATGTTTTATTTCTACTGGTGTACGATTGTTTAAGTAATTACCTATCACTTCATAATCATTACCAAATTCATCATAAAAACGTTCTTCGAATTGTTCTTGTGATAATTTTATTCCACCATAACAAATACAACAATTAATTCCATTCAAAATATTTTTTGCAGCTTGATTGCAAATGTGCCCACACTTATTATGTTTAAGCATTATTTTATTTGTACATCCAGTATATCTACCAAGTATTGTATATTTATTTGGAAATTTCGTTTCTACTTCTTGAACAAATTCTTCATGCGTCTTATTTTTACCCATAATCCTTACCTCCTTACAATTAAAAATCCCAACTATTTTGAATAGTTAGGATTTTCACGATTCATAACATATTTATTTTTTGTTTTTGGTCTTTGATTAAGATAATCTAAAAGTTCATCGCAATATAGGAACATCCAATATTCTCTATTTGTTGATGGATTAATACCTTTTGCAATATATCTTAAATGTACTTTCTCCATTAGCTCTTTCTTTAGAGTAGGAGAGTAGCAATAAAAAACCTCGCTCATAAATATTCCTCTTTTCAATTAAATTTTTAATAAATTACTTCTTTAACAATCCATCTAAAAATGATGTTGTCTGCTCATTTCTGCTAAAAGCAAGGAATGACTGAGCCTTTGGTTTTTCTGTTTTAGTATCATCAGTTTTTGCAAATGTCTTAGTTGTTCTGTTTAACTTACCAAGAGCTGCGTCAGCCTTTTCAACCAATTCATCTTTAGTAAACTGTTTTAATGTTTCTTTTGCCATAAGAGACTTAAATTCTTTTGTTTCAAGATATTCTGCATATGCATCATCAGAGAATACAGTCATCTTATCATCTAATTTCTCTGCTTCCTCATATTTTGCTAATTTCTCAGAAATAGCAGAGTAATTAGAACGCATAGAATCAAGTTCTTCTTTTTCAGAAGCATTGACAAATTCTGCAAAAACTTCTTCACGTTCTCCATCAAATGCTACGTTATCATTATCAACAGTAAATTTCTGCTTGAAATAATTTCCAAGATAAGACTGATAAATGAAATAATTATCATATGTTGATACAATCCAATAGCAGTCATTTAATGTTTCTTCTAATGGAGCAAGTAAGGTATAAAGAATACCTCTTAAATCTTCATGTGAAACAGAAAATGTTTTTGTAAAAGTAGTAGTATCATTTAATGAATGATCTTCTTTGTCTTTATCATCATTACAGCTATTATCTTCTTTTACGATAGTATCATCGTTTGTTTCGTCATCAGTTTCAGAATCATCATCTGTGTCGTTGTCTGCATCACTAGAACCTTCATCTGTTACAGTATCATCTTCCGGATCATCTTTCGCATCGTCCGTATTATCTTCGAATAACTCCGCAAATTTTACTTGAAGTTCTTCGTCAGACATACTTTCATAATCAAATGTGATATCTTCAACTGTTTTGTTATATTTTTCTAATAGAGATTTAAACATTACTTTGTCGTTTCCTCCTTTCTCTTGTTCATTATCTAGTTGACTTTGTGAATTTATATTGAAATTAGATAGAGTAGTCAAAGTTATATTTAACTTATCTAATGTTTCAATTAATTTAGATTGTTCTATTTCTGAAAAATCAGAAAATAATGAATTGTTTTCTTGAGAAAAGTCTTTAAGTGTTAGACGACTTCCAGCCATACCAGGTGCATAATTAGCTCCTAATAAAGTGCAGCCTTGCACGTAAAAGTCATCAAGATATAAGACATGCTCTGTTGCATTCCAGTGCATTTTTCTAATACACAATTCTACCGAACAGTCAACAGTCTGTCTCCTACGCAATATTTCGCAGGTATCAGTATATTCTTCATAGATTACAATATCAGAAACAACGAAATTTCTTTCATATTCTTCGTCATATTCTGTGTGTATATTTTCAGGATTTACAAAATGACCAACTGGTAATTCCTTGTAAACAAACTTATCAAGTTCTTCATTATATTCCATTGTATGACCAGAAAAATCTTTAATAGGATTTCCGTCTTCGTCAACTTGGTCTGTCTCAATAATATCAGCCATAATAGGTCTGTCTTTGAGAGACATCATTTTTTCTTCTAATATATCTGTTTCAATATGACTTTTGTTATTATTGGTTAAATCGTGGAATGCACGAATTTTTCCATATAATAAACCCTCAGATAAATCATCGGACAATTCAAATTTTGCATCAGTTTGTACGGCAATAGTGTATCCTGATTTTTCTTCACTAAATGTCAATGAATTCTTTTTAGAACTATAAAAATTATATAAGTCATTTATTGTCAATAACTTTTTTTGCTTTTGTCTCGGCATTTCTTTCCTCCTTCCTTTAGTTTTTGTATATAAATAAAACTCCTAGTGGAAGGAGTTAAATACATAATATATTGCTATATTTGATTTTTGATTGGTCTATATCATTGGAAAATTGTAATTTGTTATTATTGATAAATGTTATCCAATCATTTGAATTATCCACTTGCTGAAATCCTAATTTAGATAGGGTAGTAGCAGTAGAAGTATCTTTTGTTTTTAAAAACTTTTGTTTTTTATTATCCATTACTTATTTCCCTTATCTTCATTTTTCCCTGCATTTCTCGTAGACTGTCCTTCTTTAGACAACTCATCTTCTGAAACCTCTGGTCTACCACCTTCGCTAGACTGTGTATAAGTAGAAGCAAATGGAATGGCATAATCATTTAAATTAAGAGCAAGTGCATCGAATCTCAATTTATTATAAGCTACATATGGGGTATCACCCAATGCACACATATAATCCATTTTCCCAATACCAAACGCACAAGCATTTTTCTTTTCATCAATAAAATCCTGTCTATTGAACTGAGTTTGATCAAATATTTGTAAATATAATCCATCAGTAATATTATTCTTAATCCAATAGTTTAACCATGATTCAATTCGTCTTACATAAATTGAGATTTTGCCAAGATCGTTGGCATTAGAATATTTAATACCATTTGCGTTGCTTGAATCTCCGGAACTTACAATAAGCTTATTAATACCAGCATTAGCAAATAGATTATTCATTGCTTTATTTAATGAATCTGTATCAGCAGTTGATGTGCTACTTTCGAAATCTATTACGGTTGTGTCTTCATACGGAATCGTTCCAACTCCAACTAGGTCAGGGACAATTTCATTAAGAATTGCATCAAACTGATTTACTAATTCAAGAGATATTGCAAAGTCATCTACATTGTCACTATTCTTCAAAAGTGGAATCTTATTAAGAATCAACTTATAATTCTGCAATTCCTCTTTTGCAACCACTAAGTTCTCAGTGTCTAATAAATTCAAAAGGCTTTTAAATATTGGCAAGAAATAGGGCAGTGGCATATAAAATTCATCATCTGTACTTGCAATTAAACACAGTGTTTTTTCAGGTGGTAGTCTAAACCATTCATAATCCCTACCATTATTTTTATATGTTTCATATCCGTCTATGAATGGATCTTTTTCCCATGTTCCAACACCATCATTATTAACACCATAGATGAAATCCGTATTGTTAGATTTATCAAAATATGCAGCGTCAAAATATACAATCCATTCGCCCTCTTTAGTTTTGCCATATATACGGCAATATTGCACATCTAATGGCATTAGGAACATTCCTTCATTATCACTATACTGCATCCATCCAACATATATACCGTCTCTAATGGTGTTAGCAATTACGTTTTGTAATTCTTTTGCCATCTTGAAATTATGAAATGCTTTTAGTACCTTTTCATAATTTTTAAGCTGTTTTTGTGGATCATAATCTTTAGTATAATCTGCAAGCGGAGTGATGTTATATGTATAAAGTGGCATCGTACTGAAATAAGAAATCATCTGCTTATAAAGCATTGATACTCTTGTCAAGAAACGAGATACTTCACGAATATTATCAAGGTTGGTCAGCGGAGATTGTGCATATGTATCAAGTAAATCTCTTGTATATTGTGTAAATGTTTTAGAAACTGTTTTTGAAACATTGCGCTGTAACAATTCCTGTATTTTTTCAAAACTGATTTTCTGTGCTTTTTTTCGTTCTACAGTATAATCAGATTCATTTGATTTTGTTATAATTTTTCGTTCATTCATTACTTAGTGATGTGTACCTCCTTTCTTTTAGTATTTTGTCACTTTCTTTGGCGCACGAACTGAGAAGAGTTGGGTAGGGGAGTAGATAGGAGATTGTTTTGGTTTAAGTTTTAAAGCCAATTCTTGACACACATGATAATTCATCATTGCGGCAGAATATCTATCCTTCCTCATACCAGATTTTTCTTTGATTTTTATATTTGTTCCTTTTACTTCATGGTCTAAATTAATCAACTCATTTACAAGCAAAGAAGTTTGTATATATGGTAATTTTAACATCGCTTGTTCCCTAGAAGTAAATTTAGAATAACCTCTAACTTTTGTAATAATATCCTCTGCCTCATATTCAGAAAGTAAAAGATTTATATTTCCATTCTGAAATCCTGCTCTCAATGCAAGTGCTGCTTTAGTATTAAAATCAGCCGTAGCCTTAATAGACCAAATAACCTTATTCGCATTTTTTATACGACAACGACTAGCCATATTATCATCATTCAAACAAGTCATAGCATCGTATGTAACTGCATACTCTGCGTCATACTGTGGTTTTGTGCAAAAGTCGTACACACCTAATCCCTGACCATTCGTATCTAAAACTAAATCTGTACACTGATATTGATAAAATGTTCTCATTACAATAATTCCTAACTCATCAGTCGTGAGTCCTTCATAAGATTCTTCGTAAACAAAATTAGAAATATAATCATTGTTATCAGTTGGAATGGCTGAATTTATAATCAAAGCTGAAGAATCATTATTATGGCGTTTACTTGCCATTAAAGCAATATCCACAGATAATATTCTTTTTTCGTTGGTTTGTAATTCTGGAATTTTTATTTGATGATTTTTATAAATTTCAAGAGGATAAAAAGAATTTTTGATTTTCCTTCTTGCTGATATATCATCGTATTTGAAGAAAGCTCCATCTGTATCGCCATACCATTCTGCACCCATTTCCATTTTAAAAGAAAGTGGATCAAAATCAGCCTCGCTCATCTCATCCTCAACCTGTTCACGAGATAAAAGACCTTCTTTAATCGCTAAATTGTAAGGAAGCCCACAACAAAAATAGCGTTTTGCATCATCCAACATATTTGCGTAATATGCTTGTAATTTTGAATAGCTCCAATGACTTTTAAACCACGCTGAACTCATATACATCTCGATGTTACGCTCTGTAAGATGAGCATATTCTGGATTATTTAAA